ATTGTGGAGGCTGGGGCGCCACAGGCCGGCGTATCGCCAGGAGATGTCAGCGAGAAGCTGGCGCCGGAGGACACGCCATGGGAGGAGCCGGCGCTGAGCGATTTCACGGACAAGTCCTGGGATGAGCTTTCCGACGCCGAAAAGCGGAGCATTGCCCAGCACTATGCATGGGCACGCACCATGCCTCCCGAGAGGTTTGAGGATTTGAAATTCCCGCACCATCGCCCATCTGATGGCGCGGTAGTCTGGCGGGCCGTTGCGAATGCAGCGGCCCGTTTGAATCAGGCGGACATTCCCGCCGAGGATCTGCCGAAGGTGCGGGAGCATCTTGCCAGGCATTATCGGCAATTCAACCGCACTCCACCCTGGGAGGAGGATGATGCCAACGCGAGGGGGCGACTGAGGATTCTCGATCTCGAGTTGGAGTTGGTTGGCGGGCAAAAAGATCGGCGCATGGAGGTTGATAGCAAGATGAACCGGGAAATGCGGGATATCGAAATGAAGCTGGCCGATGCCGAGCAGCGGGCTCGGTTTGCTATCGCCGAGGGCAACGTTGAGGCGGCCGAGAAGGCCATGGAGGAAGTGCGCGCCCTGCGGAAGCAGAAGGCGATGCTGGAAGAGCTGGAGGCCGAGGCGCGCCGCGAGGCTGAGGCCGCCATCCCCGCCGGTGAGCGGCGCGACCGCGAGGAACTGGAGCGCGAGTACACCAAGGCGTTCATCAAGGCCATCCGCCGCCGCCCCCTGTCGGCCGAGGAAGTCAGCATCGTGAACGACTACCGCCGCCAGGTCCTGGCGGTGATGCATGAGGGCGGCGTCACCACCGACCCCGACGGGGACGCCTCTCTGGTGGTGCCGCAGGACATTAGCACGCGGATCAACCAGCTCACCCGGGAGTTCAACGACCTCTCGCAGTACATCCGGGTCGAGCAGGTGTCCACCCTGAGCGGCAGCCGTGTTCTGGAGAAGGACGAGGACATGACGCCGCTGCAGGTTGTGGACGAGTACCAGCCGCTGCCCGAACTGGACAACCCGAAGTTCGTCAGCGTGTCCTATCGTCTGGTGAAGCGGGCTGGCTACCTGCCGATCACGAACGAACTGTTGCGCGACTCGGACCAGAACATCCTGGCCTACGTCACTGACTGGATTGCGCGCAAGGTGGTTGTGACCCGGAACACGCTGATCGTGCAGCTCCTGGACACCCTGGCTGCCCAGGCGCTGGCGAGCCTCGATGACATCAAGCGGGTGCTGAACGTCGATTTGGACCCGGCCATCAGCCGCACTGCGGTTGTGATCACGAACCAGGACGGGTTCCATTGGCTAGATACGCAGAAGGANGCGCAGGGGCGGTATCTGTTGCAGGACGACATCACCCGGCCCGGCGAGAAGATGCTGTTCGGCCGCCCGGTCGTGGTGGTCAGNAACCGTTACCTGCCGTCCCGCGAGGACACGGNCGCTGGCAAGACCATCGCCCCNATCTACATCGGCAACGGCAAGCAGTTCGCCGTCTGGTTTACGCGCGGGGTNTACGAGCTGGCCTCCACCCGCGAGGGCGGCGAGGCTTGGCGGCGTGACACCACCGAACTCCGCGTGATCACCCGTGANGACCTGCGGCAGTGGGACGCCGCCGCCATGGTCAAGGGCGAGCTGGATGTCACGCCGGCCGCGTGATAGCCATGGCGAGCATGGTGAAGCTACGGGTGCGGCGCGGGTTCCGGGACCTGCAGGCACAATGCTACCGGCCTACCGGCGAGGTGTTCGTAGCGCGGGCTGAACGGGCACAGGTTCTGGTGGCGGCGGGGGTCGCTGAGATCGTGGAGGTCTTGGCGGCCCCCGAGCCGTCTGACGAACCTGCGGCTGAGGAGGCGCCCAAGAAGAAGCGGCGCCGGAAGGGTGATGCGTAGTGCTCACCCTGCGGGAAGTGAAGGACTGGCTGAGACTGGAGCAGGGCGACGACACCGAGGACGCCCTGCTCCAGTCGCTTATTGCCGCTGCTGAGGAGTACGTGCGGAACGCCGTGCCGTCATGGGTGGACATCCACACGAACCCGCTGGCCAAGCAACTGGGGCTGGTACTGGTCGCCGACATGTACGAGAACCGTGGTACGGTGGCGGACGTGCGGTACGCGGCCCAGGCGGGCGACATGCGCCCCGTGGTGCGGGCGCTGGTGTCNCAGCTTCAGAATGCGTACCCGTCGCCNGATGAGGCGGCCGAGGGGTGAGCGGGATGGCCATTAACATCGGCGCCATGAGGCATCGCGTGACCATCCTCGCACCCCCTGACCCGGAACAAACAGACGAACTCGGCCAGCCNTCGCAGGAGTGGACGGTNGTGGCCAAGCGCTGGGCCGAGGTTCGAGATCTCGCGGGTCGGCGCCTTTGGGCGGCCCAGCAGGTGCATCAGGAGGCCCGGACTGAGGTCCGCATGCGCTGGACGCCACTGGTNCGGGCCGGTATGCGGATCAAGCACGGCGACCGCCTCCTGGAGATCATCGGCGCCCCGGCGGACCCCGACGGACGCCGGCGGGAGCTGGTGTGCCTATGCCGGGAGGTGTGGCCATGAGTTTTGAAATCGAGATCGACGTCAAAGGCTTGGAAGAAGCTTCCCGGAAGATCCGCAGCATCCTGAGCGCCGTCACGTCAGAGGACGTGGAGCAGATCCTTCTCCAGGGTGCTCGCATTGTGCGGGATGAGGCGAAGCGGCGGGCACCCGTGGGGCCGACGGGCAACCTGAAGCGGTCGCTGAAGGCCAAGAAGGGGAAGCGGCGGGGCAAGCTGTTCGCTACGGCGTTTGCGGCGGTGGACAGGCGGATTGCGCCCCATGCCCATCTTGTCGAGTATGGCACCGGCCCCCGCCGCCAGAAAACCACGGGNCGNTACACGGGGCAGATGCCCGCCATTCCTTTCTTCCGCCCGGCCATCGACGCAACCAAAGATCAAGTCGCCAGGACCGTCAACGAAGGCATCGCCCGGCTGATCGGCCGGGCTGTTGACTCATGAGCGACCGCATCCGGCAGGCGGTGATCGCCCACCTNAAGGGCAACNCCGGGGTCCAGGCTATCCTGGGGCAGCGCATCTACTCGCTGCGGCTGCCCGACAACCTGACGAACTGGCCGGCAGCGACGATCCAGCGGGTCTCCACGGTGCGCCACCACTCGAAGCTGGGGCCGGCGGGGATCGTGGACTCCAGGATGCAGATCAGCATATTCGGGCCGAAGTTCGAGGCCGTGACGCAGGCGGCCGACGCCGTGCGTGCGGCCCTGGACGGGTTCAGGGGCGACATGAACGGCGTGGCCGTACACGCCGTGCGCTCAGATGGTGAGGTTGACCTGTATGACCCCGACGCTGGCATAGACGGCGCGTATCACATCGCGCTGGAGTTTGTGNTCGAACACGAGGGGTGATGGGGCATGGCGAAGGTCAAGGGCGTGGATATTCTGCTCCTTGTGAACACGGGTGACGACGCAAACCCCGTCTGGACCCCCGTTGGCGGGCAGCGGGGGGCGACGCTTTCTGAGTCGCTGGAGACCATCGACGTGACGGCCAAGGACTCTGACGGTGCCCAGGAGTTTGAGCCGGGCCTCTACTCGTGGACTATCTCCGCCGATGGCGTCTACATCGAGTCCGAGGNGGGCTATCAGGCCCTGGTGGACGCCATTCGCAACCGCCAGAAGATCAAGGTTCGCTGGTCGGAGAACGGCACGGACACCTTTGAGGGCCTGGCCATCGTGACGAGCCGCGAGCTGGAGGCGCCCTACGACGACGCGGCCACGTACAGCTTGGAGCTTCAGGGCACCGGCCAGCCGGTTCTGAACCCCACTCCGTGACGTAGGTGATACCGCATGAAGACCGTGCCGGTTGAACTCGATAAGCCCAGGCGTCTGCGGTTCGACATCAATGCCCTGGCCGACCTGGAGGAAACCCTAGGTGTAGGCCTGGGNGCTATGCTCCAGCAGCACGTGGGTGTCCGGGTGCTCCGGGCCATGCTGTGGGCCGGCCTGAAGTGGGAAGACCCTGGNCTGACCCTGCAGCGTGCCGGCAAGCTCCTGCAGGACTACCTTAGCGGGGGCGGAGACCTGGATACGCTGGCCGAAAAGCTGATCGAGGCCCTGATGGCGAGTGGCCTGCTCGGGAAGGGCGACAACCCAAACGCGGACGAGGCGGAGGCGGCGAGCTAGCCGCCTTCCGCCTCTCCGAGTGGCTGGCCGAGGTCGAGCCCTACGCCTACGAGGCGGGCCTGCGCCCGTGGGAGATCGGGCGCATGACGCCGNGCGAACTGCTGGCNACCATCGAAGCCCACCAGCGGGCCACCATCACGGCCGCATGGTGGCAGGAGTANTTCGCCCGNGAGAAGCGGCTNAAGNCGTTNCGGCACTACNTGAAGCCGCCGAAGGACCCCAAGCCCGTCGAGGAACGGCGGCGTGAATACGAGGAGCTGAAGGCGCGGCTGTTGTGACGGCCGCGCCTCTCATTTTCGGGGCAGGTGATCCCGGTGGCGACTCTGGCCGAACTGATCGTCCGCATTGGCGCTGACGCTACGGGCCTCGACCGCCAGCTTGGCAAGGTCGAGAACAAGATCAAGCGCCTCGGGGGCAACTTCGAGGACGTGGGTAAGCGCCTGACGGCCGGGCTCACCCTGCCCCTGGCGGGCCTCGGCGGCATCGCCCTCAAGTCGGCCATCGACTTTGAGTCGGCCTTNGCNGGNGTNCGNAAGACGGTGGATGCCACCGATGAGCAGCTGGCGGTCCTGCGTCAGGGCATCCGCGACATGGCGAAGGAGATGCCGGCTAGCGCCGTGGAGATCGCCCGGGTCGCGGAGGCTGCGGGCCAGCTCGGGATCAAGACGGANNACATCCTAAAGTTCACGCGGGTCATGATCGACCTCGGCGTGTCTACGAACCTGTCCGCTGACCAGGCCGCCACGGCCCTGGCCCGCCTGGCCAACATCACGCAGATGCCCCAGGAGCAGTTCGATAGGTTGGGCAGCACGATAGTCGCCCTGGGTAACAACCTGGCCACCACCGAAGCGGAGATCGTCGAAATGGCCCTCCGCATCGCCGGTGCCGGTAAGCAGGTCGGCATGACAGAGGCGCAGATCCTCAGCTTCGCCGGCGCNCTCTCCAGCGTGGGCATTGCTGCTGAGGCAGGCGGTTCGGCCATCAGCCGCGTCATGATCACCATTGAGAACGCCGTCCAGGGGGGCGGCGAGAAGNTGCGGCTGTTTGCCCAGGTTGCCGGGATGAGCGTTGCCGACTTTAAGCGGGCCTGGGAGCAGGACGCGGCTGGTGCCCTGGTGGCGTTCATCGAGGGTCTGGGTAAGCTCGGCCAGCAGGGCGAGAACGTGTTCCCGATCCTCGAAAAGCTGGGCCTGTCGGAGATCCGCGTGCGCGACGCCCTACTTCGCGCCGCCAACGCCGGTGACCTATTCCGGAACTCTCTGGAGATCGGCACCAAGGCGTGGGAAGAGAACNTNGCCCTCACCAANGAGGCNGAGNAGCGCTACNAGACGACTGAAAGCCAGTTCCAGATCTTGCGTAACCGGGTGACCGATATTGCGATCACGCTNGGCGAGGCTCTGGTTCCAGCGCTTAAGGACGCCCTGACGGCTGCCGAGCCCTTGATCAATGCCGTCCAGCGCATGGCAGAGTGGTTCGCCAATCTGTCGCCGACGACGCAGAAGATGATCATTACCCTGCTTGGCATCGTCGCCCT